TGTGATATGTACGACATTAGACGTGTGATAAAACAAGCTAAGTTATTTGATGCACCAAAAGATAATGATGGAACTATCTTTACTGTTGGCGAATGTGTTGACAATGTTATTGAGCAATTATCAGAAGAACTTAAACGTAGAGGAGAAGAAGTATGAATAGATTTATTATAGAACAAACACCACAAGAGATTGCTAAGTCTTTGTGTGACCAACACATAGTTAAGATGCCACTTGAAGAAGCACAGATGCTATGCACTACACTATGGCATCATGCACCTGACTATGCAGAGGAGAATGGGTTATATAAACCTGTACATCAGAAGCACCCTTGCACACTATGGGCAATGGAGTGTCAGCTTAATTACATATGGGCATTTGGTTTATATGATGCCATGTTGACTGAATACACTAACAGATATAAAAAGATACATGGTGCAGTCAAACACTTTACACCTTTATGGGAAGGTAGAAAGTTTGTACCTGATTGGAAGAACTTTTTGACACCACACCCACAATGTTTTAGTGGACATGATGAATTAAAAACAAAAGAGTTCTTTCCTATTGAAGCATATAGAAAGTTTTATATAGTTGACAAGATGAGATTTGCTAGGTATAACTATACAACTAAACCACAATGGCTAGAAGGAGAAGTGGCATGAAAGTAGAAGACTTAATAATTAGTATTGCTAATGAACGTGATATGTGGAAAGAGAAAGCTATGAACATGGTAGAGAAAGAAACCTTTGATAAGGTTAAGAATGCTCTAGCTGAAATGAATAGACAACCTACTGTTAAAGCTGAAGCATATGATATAGCATGGAAAGAAGTAGATAGAGCTAATGCAAGGGCAAATATGTGGAAAAAAGAATATGAGAAAGCTACATCTAAACAAGGTTGTAACTATGTATTTAGTGAGATACCTAATGACACAGACGGACAAGAGTTTGTTGACACTATGAAGAAGTATCTAAACAAGGAATCATACAAGATGCGAGTACGAGGGCAACATATTAAACCTGAATTGAGAGGTACAGGTGCTACATATTGGGGTCAAGGCTTACATGAATCATCTCATATGAGAATTTATATTGACACAAATAAAAAGAAAGGAGAATGATATGGTACAAGTATTTTATACAACATTTGCTTTGTCACTTATGTATTTAGCATATGTTATATCAACTAAATTTGTTATATAACTAATGCAGATATGGAGAACAAATCCTAATATGTTAGTTCCTTACTATCTTATGCACTCATATTTATATTATGTTATGAATGAACCTATCATTGAGGACATAGAATATGATGAGATATGTAGGGAACTAAAGGAGAAGTGGAATAATGTTAATCATTACCACAAACACTTAATAGATAAGCAATCATTAGGTGCAGGTACAGGCTATCAATTACAGTATAACAAAAGGATTGAATGTGCATCAATTACTTTGTTAAATAAAAGTAAGGAGCATGAAAATGCAAATAAAAAATCTAGTAGATAAGTACTATTTATCTAGTGATTTCAATATGTTAACTGATAAAACTAAAGTAGATTATTCAAATTGTTTATCTATAATGTTGAACACTAAATTAGATGATAAGTTTATACACACAACTAAAGTCAATAAATTGACAGGAGCTATGGCAAGACAATCATATGAAGTGTGGCTTAATCGTGGCATTTATATGGCTAATCACATTTGTGCTTCATCTAGGAAAGTTTATTCATTTGGAATGGAGATGGGATATGCAGAAACAAATCCATTTTCTACATTTAAGTGTAAGATAACTAAACCTAGAAAGGTCACATGGACAAAAGAACAGATTATGCAATTATTAGATTTCTGTTATGCAGATTTTCAATATAGAAGTCTAGGTTTAATTGTTCAGATGGCATATGAATGGTGTCAGAGAGTAGGAGATATGAGATTATTAGAGTTTAGTAGCATAGATTATGACAAAGGAGTGTTACATTTAGAGCAATCCAAGAGAGGTGCTACAGTTCATCTACCCATTAGTGATGATTTACTTGAAATGCTTGTACAACAGAAAGATGAATATGATTTTCAGAAATATGTTGCACCTTATCCTAAAGCTCTGAGAGGCTTTTACAAGCCATATACATTGACTAGGCTATCTATAGTAGCAAGAAGGGCAATGAAGCTCTGTGGACTGCCTGATGAGCTTAGAATAGCTGATTTAAGACGGACAGGTACTACTGAGATGGTAGAAGCAGGAGTAAGTATGGGTCAAATAATGTCAGTTACAGGTCATGCTAATCCACAATCTGTGAAACCTTATATGAAAAATACTTTGGACTCTGCAAAAAATGCATTGACAATGCGAAAAAAGTATGATATAAGCACAGATAACGTGCCGAACAAAGAACTATATAACATATAAGTGGTATATTATAAATGAATATATATAATTATGTAAGTGATTTACAGTTAAGTGTTGGCGAAAGTAAAAGAATGAATTGTCCTAATTGTAATGGATATAAAACTTTTAGTGCTACCAATAATATGGGTAAGTTACTATGGAACTGTTATAAAATATCTTGTAGTATATCAGGTTCAGCACGTATCCACTTATCTGTGGATGATATAAGAGATGCCATTGACCCTAGTGTACTAGATGATGATGTGAGCAACTTTAGTTTGCCTGATTATGTTGTACAACACAATGACAGACCTAATGTATTATCATGGTGCAAGAAATGGAACATTGATACTGACAAAGTTGAATTGTTTTATGATGTAAAAGAGGATAGGGTTGTGTTCCCTATTGTACATGACACTAGAATGATTGATGCAACAGGTAGGTCACTAGGAAAACGATTACCTAAATGGAAAAGGTATGGAAAAAATAACTTGCCTTTTGTTTATGGTAATGGTAATGTGGCAGTAGTTGTTGAGGATTGTGTTAGTGCTATCGCAGTAGGCAATGCAGTATATGCAGGGGTAGCAGTGTTGGGTACGTCATTAGCTGAATCACACAAGAGATACCTATCACGATTCTCAACTGCTATCATAGCACTAGACCCTGATGCAGTACCCAAGACACTAGCATTCGCAAAAGAACTGAGAGGTTATGTGAATGATGTAAAAGTGCTAAGAGTTACAGATGATTTAAAATACAGGAGAGAAGAAGACTTTGATAATTTAACTAAACTAACCCCAAAGGAGTAACCAACATGGAATTATCACTAATAAGAAGTTTAATGGATAAAGAGTTTTATCAGGAGCATAGAGGAGCTAAGTGTCCTGATAGATTATTCAGTAAAGATGTAAGGAAGATTAAGAGTGCCATAGATAAAGCTATGGATAGGTATGACAGGTCAGTAACACCTGATGAGATTGAAGCCTTGTTCATGGCGAATAACCCATCAATGACTACTGCACAGAAACAAGCATACTCTAGTTTGTTTAAACAAGTAAAGAAGGAGTTGCCACTTGGAACAGATGTCGCACAAGAAGTATTATCTAAATTGTTTCAGCAAGTTGTTGGCGAAGACATTGCTAATCTCGGCTTTGACTATGTTAATGGTTCTAAATCCACTCTTGAACCTCTTAGAAATGTTCTTGAGTTATATGCTGATGATTTTACTCCCAACCTAAAAGTAGAGTGGGATGACATAAGTATTGAAACATTGCTTGAGAGAAATGATTTAGAAGCTAGATGGACATTTAATATACCTTGTCTAACTAGAAAGGTAGAGGGTGTCAATGCAGGACACTTGATTGAAGTAGGTGCTAGACCTAATACAGGTAAGACATCTTTCCATGCATCATTGATTGCTAGTCCAAATGGATTTGCCCATCAGGGTGCTAAGTGTATCATCTTATGTAACGAGGAGTCTGCACACAGAGTTGGTGCAAGGTATCTAACATCAGCCACAGGCATGACAATGCATCAGATAAGGAAAGACCCAAGTAAAGCACGGGAACTGTATGAACCTGTGAAAAAGAATATACACATAAAAGATGCATCTAATCGTGATATGGCATGGGTAGAGAGTATCTGTAAAGCATACAAGCCTGACATAGTTGTACTAGACATGGGAGATAAGTTTGCTAGGACAGGTGGTTTTGCAAGAACTGATGAAGCACTCAAGGCTAATGCTATTCATGCTAGACAGATAGCTAAACAACATGAGTGTGCAATCTTTTATATGTCACAACTATCTGCTGAAGCTGAAGGTAAAGTATATCTGAATCAGGCTATGATGGAAGGTAGTAGAACAGGTAAGGCTGCTGAAGCTGATTTAATGATTCTTATAGCTAAAGATACAGTTAAGAATCCTGATAGTGGAGAAGAAGAAAGTCCTGCTAGACATTTAAATATTGTCAAGAATAAATTATCAGGATGGCATGGTGTTGAACATTGCGAATTGGATTATGTAACTGCTAGGTATCAGTAATGCAGAAGGATTTGTTTGGATATGAGAAGCCTGTGATTGAACATGGAGACAGTTTAGTTTGTATCAAGTGTGATATAGAACAGCCAATAGACCAATTCAATGCTATGAAATATGCTAGTTCAGGCGAAGAAAATAAACAGACAGAAATAAAAAGAACTTGTAGAACTTGCATGAGGAATCAATCTAATCTAGTTAAACAACTAAGAAAAACTAACCCATATCCTGATGAGGATTATTGTTGTCCTATATGTGACAGGGATATAAAAGAAATAGGTAAGTATGGTCAACCTAGATTGCAAAATTGGGTACTAGACCATTGCCATGATTCCCTTTCATTTAGAGGTTGGTTGTGCCATCATTGTAATGTTGGTTTAGGTGGATTCTCAGATAGCTTGACAAGATTAAAGAAAGCTGTTATATATTTAACTAAGCACAAGGAGAAATTAAATGAGAAGTAGTCCTGTATATAGAGAAAGAGTTAGAAAACATACAAAGGAACTTATTGAGCAAGGTTATAGCTACACAACTATAGTACAAGGTTATAATTATGCATACACTAAAGACATGTTACCTGAAATACAAGAGGATATAGATTATTATAAAGAACAAGCCAAGATTAATGAGGAAGTTCCTTATTATAGAGAATGGTATGATAATAAAAATTTAAGAAAGGTAGTTAGGCTAACTAAATTAAGAGACTTGATAAAGTTAGGTCTTCACGTTGAAATACATGGTCATCCTAATTTTGGCATTGTAAAAGTAAATGAAAAATATGAGGTTGATTTAATTGATTGGTATTGGTCAGATATATTTAAAACAGAATATGAAAGTAATAAATATGACTTAAATACCTTTTTAAATAAGTATGTTTATGAGGAAAATTACGATGAAGCTAACACTTGATGTAGAGAATACAGTCACACATAGAGATGGTAAACTACATCTTGACCCATTTGAACCTGATAATAGATTGGTCATGGTTGGTTGTCTCACAGATAAAGGAGAGGAGTATCTATTCAGAGATAACTTTGATGGTGTTCAAGAATTACTAGACCAAGCTACAATACTTATAGGTCATAACATAGTACATGACTTATTGTGGCTATGGGAATGTGGATTAAAGTATGATGGTTCAGTCTTTGATACAATGTTAGGTGAGTATGTTTTACAGAGAGGTAATAAACAACCATTATCTCTTGAAGCATGTGCTAACAGATATGACTTAGAGACTAAGAAACAAGATACTATGAAAGAGTATTTTAAAAATAAAACACCTATTGATGAGATACCAAAGCAAGAGTTATCTGACTACTTATCTGCTGACTTAAAAGCCACACAAGAATTATCAGATGTAATCTATAAGAAGCTATACACAGAAGAGTATGCAGGATTAATGAATACAGTTATACTAACAAATCGTGTAGCAGTTACATTGGCTAGGATATATCAGAATGGTTTTACTGTTGATATGAATAAGTTAAATGAAGTTAGAGAAGAGTTTGAGAAAGAAAAGTTAGATATAGAGAACAGACTTAATGTACAGGTAAAGAAATTAATGGGGGATACACGTGTCAACCTCAATAGTCCTGAACAGATGTCTTGGGTTATATATAGTAGAAAGCCTAAAGATAAACTTGAATGGGCAAACACGTTTACACCTTACATGGATGTAACAGACTACAAAAAGAATGTAAAAGATAAATCAGATATTGTGTACAAGACAGAGGCACAGCAATGTGCTGACTGTCAAGGCACAGGTTATTACAGAAAGGTTAAGAAAGATGGAACACCTTATGCTAGACCTACCAAATGTGATAACTGTGATTCTGTTGGCTACATATTTGTTCCTAGTAAATTGGTAGCAGGATTAAAGTTTACTGCACCTAATGCTAAATGGGTTAGTGCTAATGGTTTTACAGTTAACAAAACTAATTTAGCTATACTACAAGGCATAGCTAGAAAGAATAACTTGCAAGAAGCAGTTAATTTTTTAAGTGACTTACAAAGACTATCAGCATTAGATACTTATTTATCATCTTTTGTTGAAGGCATAAATACCTACACTAAATCTGATGGTAAGTTACATGTAAGACTATTGCAACACAGAACTGCGACAGGTAGGTTTAGTGGTGCTGACCCTAACATGCAGAACATGCCTAGAGGTGGCACATTCCCTGTCAAGAAAGTATTCATATCACGTTGGGAAGGTGGACAAATACTTGAAGCTGACTTTGCACAGTTAGAGTTCAGAGTGTCTGCATTCTTGTCACAAGACCAAACTGCAATGAAGGAGATAGAAGATGGATTTGATGTTCATAGTTATACTGCTAGTGTTATTACTAATGCAGGTGAGAAAACATCTCGTCAAGAAGCGAAAGCACATACCTTTGCACCCCTCTATGGAGCAACAGGATTTGGGAGAACGAATGCTCAAGCTACATATTACAAACACTTCACAGAAAAGTACAAAGGAATCGCATTATGGCACTCCAAATTGGCTAAAGAGGCTATAAGCACTAGTAAGATAACTACACCATCAGGTAGACAGTTTGCATTCCCTGATGTCAGAAGAAACTCTTATGGTAAAGTATCTCACTTCACACAAATAAAGAACTATCCTGTTCAGTCATTTGCTACTGCTGATATAGTTCCACTCATTTTAATAAACATAGAGAGTGAGTTAGACAAACTACAATCTTGTATTGTCAATAGTGTACACGATTCTATAGTTATAGATATACACCCTGATGAAGTAGAAAAAGTAATTGACATTATTAAAATAGTAAATAGTAGAATGATTAGTTTAATTAATTCTGCATTTGAGTTAGAGTTCAATGTTCCACTATTATTAGAAGCAAAAATAGGTAATAATTGGCTTGACACTAAAGACGTTATATGATATAACTTATAAACTTTGATAGAAAGGAATAAAATGGTAAATGAAATAACTACAATAGATACTAATAACTATGCAGAGATGGCAAAAGCTATGGGTATCGCAGGAGAAACAGGTTCATCTGATACAAGTAAAGCGAACCCACTCCCAAGAATGAGACTACACCATAATAATATTATGGGCATGAAGAAGATTGGTGATGAAACTGTAGAGACAGTCGTTGTGAAAGCAGGTTCATTCAAACTAGAAAGACCTGACTTACCTATTGTCTACTCGCCAACTGCTGAAATCAGACCCTTTATACAGAGGTTTATGTATAAAAGGTTTGTCAAGAATATGTCTGCTAAGAAGGGTGAACCTATGGGTGTTTATCACAAGACACTTATGGCAGATAATCTAAATAATGACTTAAAGGACAATCAGGGTAGCTTCAACTGTGGTAAGCCATCAGGATATATCAAGGACTTTAAGGCATTACCTGTGGCTACACAGGAAGTAATCAAACAGATTAAAAGAGTACGAGTAATCTTAGGTACTATTGATATGCCTGATGCTAAAGATGAGAAAGGCAACAAAGTTACACTAGAACCTAACACTCCTTTTATATGGGAGATTGACAATCGTGATGCATTTAAGACAATGGGAGAACCTTTTAATAAGTTTAATCAAACCAAGAGACTTCCTGTTCAACACTACATTACGTTGACTAGTGAAGAAAGGAAGATACCTAGTGGTTCATCTTTTTATTTACCTAACTATTCACTTGACTTGCAGAAATCTGTTAAAGTGACAGATGAAGACCAAAATACTTTCATAAACTTCATGGCATGGATAGATAATTATAACAGTTATATATTTAATGAATGGGAAATGAAAGCTAAAGCACCTGTAAGCAAAGAGGATAAAGACATCGTTGATGATTTCAT